AGACAGCGTGGGGAAGTTTGTGAAGAAAGAGCTGAAAATGGAGCTGAAGAAGGAGGAAAAGCACGTCTACCTTCACTTTGACGACCCCAAAGATGAGATTGCCTACCATCAGGAAGTGATTGACCTACACAAAGGGAAGATGCAGGAACTAGAGGGCGGGGTCTCCGCACTAGAATAGACGGTATTAGGAGATGAACACTGCGTTTCAAGAGCCATTTTGGGCAAAAGGGGTCTTAAGAGGGGAATAATCAATAATAGAGAGGTCGCATTTGGTTGACATAAGATATATTATCGGAACTAAGATAGAGGGATTGAAATAATGAGATGCCCTAAATGCAATGAAATAATGTGGATGCCTTATAGTGCAGTTACATCCACAGGAGAAGAGCTGTGTCGGATGGTATGGTATCATTGTTTGAGATGTGGGAAGAAGATATTTCGTGAGGTTTATTATTGGAATTAAAAGAAAAGAATGGAGTTTCATCCTGGTTCAGGGCATATAGAGCGTCTGGATAGGGTGATACGAGAGTTGAGGTGAGGCCAAGAGGGAGGGGAGGCAGAGGCCGAGAGGGAGCGGAGGTGTTAATAATACCTCACAGCTAGGATACAATAAAAAACAAAACCTTCAAGGAGTCTCCGTTATGTGGCAACAAATAAAATTAAAGACCAGTAAAGATTATGACTCTGATTATCATCAGGAGCTGGTTAAACTCGTAACGAGAAAAACCCCTTTTATTGATTTATTAGAGCAAGTAAGAGATGAGCAAACTAGCGCTATTGAAAACTACCTAAAATTAAAGATAAAGTCAAAGCCGATCTATTTACCCCGTTTCTTATGGAAGTTCTTATTGTCTAAACTCGTCTATATTCAATACTTTAAGTAGGATACTATAAAAAATGACTAACTTCACTCTTAAAACCTACGATACTGGCTTCTTTCACTATTACTCTCCTATGATTTACTGGACTTTGACTTATCCTGTAGTATGGTACGCTAATCCCGAGTCCTTACTCGAGTTAGTATCTATAGTAAATACGCTCTCAGAACCAGACCTTAAATTATTCTTCCAAGGGACTCTCAATTAATAGGGAAATGAGGGTTGACTTTTGCAAAAATTAAAATATACTAAACTCAGTTCTAAAGTTATTACTGAAATTAACAACGCTCTTAAATTTATCTCTACAACTGGCTTAGGCCATATAAGACTTATATTGAAAGACGGGAAGATTAAAATCCAGGTCTTTCGAGATGAGCCTGATGGACGAGTAAATGGAGGTTAAAAAATGCCTGACAAAAAAGAGCTAGTCAAGCTTGCCGAAAAAGAGCTTGAGGAAGAGAAGAAGGAGAAGGAGGTCAAGTTAATCAAGGAAGCTATTAAGCAAACCCTTGAAAAGATTGCATGGTTAGAAAAGGAAATCAAAGAAAAACAGGAAGAGAAAAAGATACTAAAACAGGACATAGATAACATCAGGGCTGGGCGCTTAGATTTAATAGAGGAAAGACAGAGGAAAGATGAGAAGGCAAGAGAGACATCGATAATTATTGTGGAGAAGGTTAAGGAAGTTCATCATCATTATGACAGATGGTATGAACCCTATAGGATCTTGCCTCTACCTGACCCGTATCCCTACATTAATCAACCGATTACATTTACCACCGATTGTGATACTGCAAATTGGACATATGTCAACTGTTCAGTAGCTAAGGATGCCAGTATGGGGACTTATGTTCTGGATGATGGCACTGTAAAATCTTTTATCTAAATTAATTACTTCGCTCTTTATTGACAATTTGTGGGGCTGTGACTGAAGAAGCCTGGTCACGGGCTAAGGTATCTTGCTGGAGGGATGAGTGCCAAACGGTGAGGACTCCAGTAATGAGTGCACCCTTGTAATCCTATACAATGGCAGTGACCCTGGGATGTTAAGAGTATGCAATAATCTCTTCAGCCCCCTTTCAAAATTAGGTAAGACTTAGCTCTAAAATTCAATGAGCGGTCAATTTAGTCTCTAATTTCACCAAAGGGTGAAAGTACCCTTTATAGTGAAAGTAGTGGCTAATTTGGCCGCTTTTTTTATTAAGAGGTAATAGAATCGAACCTGCGATAGATAAACAATTTGCTCTTTCTAATCTTTTCTATTTCACAAAATATGTTTGTGGAAAGGAACGCTTACAAATAAATCCTCATAGCTATCTATGCCGATTTATCCAGGAGTGGGGGCCGAATAGAAAAAGAATAACCGCAGATAACAGACATTATAGCTATGATTTTAATTTCTCAGATAGAGACCATGTAAAGAATAAGGCTGTCTGGCTTCCAAGGAAAGGCTTTAAGTCCACTATTGGAAGTGTAGGTTTCCCTCTTTGGATGATGGTGCAGCCAGAGGATTCTCCTTATACCATTCCCCATCTTAAGGGTAGGGGAGGCAACCGTAATATGAGAATCCTCCTGGATAGTGAAGTCAGAAATAAAATATCCTTACGCAATTTTAACGATATAAAGGGTATTCTTTTAAGCCCTAGATTTACTTCGCTCTTTGGCAACATGAAACCAGAAGTAGACTGGAAGGAAGACCGGGTTACTCTAGCTATTCGACAACCTGGTATCTTTGGTGAACCGAGTATTAGTATTGGTGGTGTGGATATTGAGGAAACGGGAATGGCGTTTGACTTGGTTATTCCCGATGATTTGGTGGGTAGAACAAATATTAATACACAAGATCAGTTAGCTAAAACTATAAGGCATTTTCAGGACTATGGTAGTCTTCTTGATAAGGGTGGCTTGATGTTGATGCTAGGGACATTCTGGCATCACCAAGACCTTTATCATTTCATTCGGAATAATCCAGAGATTATCTCTCAATTCGATTGGATTCGCTGGCCTGCGGTAGATGAGAAGAATCGTTTGTTTTTTCCACGGGAACTCAGTCGAGATAAATTAGCTGATGAGAAAGCTAAGCAGGGTTCACACTATTACCCCCAGTATATGCTCCAGGTTTTAGCTGGGGAAGACCAGTTAGTAGACAAAGCAAACATCCGATACTTCCGAGTCCAGGATGAAGAAATCTATGTCTGGGATGAAGGCGAGTATAAAGCAAAAGGTCTCAAAGTAAGTGACCTTAGCTTTAGCTTAACCTGCGATGAAGCATATACTAAAGAAAAGTATGCTGACTTCACAGGTATTGTTGTAAAGGGTGAGGATAAAGATGGAAACTGGTATATCTTTGAAGCAAAGAGGGGTAAATGGTTAGAAAATAGGACTTTAGATGAGCTGGAAATACTCTATCAAACTTACCCAATAATTGTGGGGGGTATAGAGACGGCTCGTTTCAATATGCTCTCACAAGCTCTTTCTCAAAGGGGAATATATGTGAAAGAACTAAAACACAGGGGAAGAGCTAAATTCTCTCGTTTCAGAGCCCTAGAACCTAGGTTTGCTCAAAAGAGAATTTTTATTAAACGAGAGCACTCAGATTTGGAGTACGAAATTCTATGTTGGACTAGAACTGGTTTTAGGGGCGAACACGATGATTTAAGTGATGCCTTAAGTTATCAGTTAGATTTGGGCACTTTTCAGGTGAAGAAAAGAAAACCTCTCTATGTAACAGGGAGCCAATTAAAAGGGATATAAAATGCCGTTGACGAAATCAGGTCGTAAGGTCAAAGCCTCTATGATAAAGCAGTATGGCAAAAAGAAGGGAACACGAGTTTTTTACGCTTCGATAAATAAGAAAAAAGCTGGTTCTAAGAAGTGGCACAAAAAAAGGAAACGCTAATGGCTGAAGAGATAACGATTGGAGAAATACTAGAAAAGAAAAGAGCGGCAGAGCGAGAGCAGACGCAGCTAGACCTTCAAACGAAGATAGATAACTACAGAAGGATTATTGAAGCCGAGTTAGATCCAGATTATGTTAATCCACATAAGGTTGCTGGGAGGTCTTGTCTTGATGACCCATTTCTTTTAAGTTTGGTTGAATTTTTAGTAGCCGAAGAAGCTGTTGCAATATTTGGGACCGAACCATTTATAGCCGTAGAAGGTTTTGAGGATTCCGACATTCCTGGGGCGAAGAAAATGTCCAATCTTCTTCGTTACCAATTTTACGAGGATGTAACTCAATATACTATTGTCGGTTGGATTATTGGTGCTCAAGCCTACCCTGCGTCTGTGGTCAAGATAGGTTGGGATTTCAACGATGAATCATGGAAGTTGGAACTTTGCCCTCTTGAAACAATATATTTTTCTCCTGCTTCCACCGGCCCCTTAAACAAAATGATTCCCTGGACTATACATGAATCCTGGATTCATATTGATGATTTAGAAGCCGCCAAGGATGCTAGAGGAAAACCGCTTTATCAAAATCTCGCTAAGGTGAGAAAAAAGATGGCTGGTGGTAAGAGACCGACCAAGTTAACTGCTACGGGTGAGGAATACGAGAAGCATACCACTGAAGAGCTTAAAAACATGGTTCATGTCCTGGACTATTGGACAGATGATAAGAATGCGGCGATAGCGAATGAGGAAATCTTTATTATCGAAGAGAGAGAGAATCCTTACGAGCATAACAGAAAACCTTTTATAGTAATGAATGATTGGCCTAAACTTTTTTCTCCCTACGGAGTGTCAACGATTGAGAAATGTTACGATACCTATAGGGAGGGTATTACCAGAAAGAATCAGAGAATAGATAATATTCACCAGGGTATCAACTTTGGTTGGTATATAAACGAGGGGGCAGGGGTAGATGAAGATGCAATAGTTGAATGGGATAGGGGTAAGATAGTGAGGGGTAATGCTCCTCCAGGTGAGGCGGTAATGCCTCTTAGTCCAAATATGCAGGCTACATCCTTAGCTTACAAAGAAGGAGAAGAAGTAAGGCGAAGTCTTCAGGATGCAACCCATGCCTATGCTTATGCCAGGGGCGAGACTCCTATCAGGAAAGAAACCGCAACGGGTCTTTCACAATTAGTAGCGGCTGCTTCGATTGTTTTCCGTTTCAAGATAATGATGAAGGAAAACACTGCTATTAAAGAACTTGCTGCTATGGCCGGGGCTCTAAATCAGCAGTATTTACCCGATGAGAAAATAATTAGAATCCTGGGGGATGAAATTAACGAGGGCGGTCAAATGATGTGGAGAACTGGTCAGCATGTTGCTATATCTCGAAAGGATATCCAGGGAAGATTTGACTATATCGCTAAGGGCTCTGCAGTTGATCCTGAAATTGGGAAACCATTAAAGCGAGCCCACATGCTCCAGATGCTTCAACAGTTAGTCCCTCTTATGCTTCAAGGGGGTCTTCCTCCTCAATTCTTGCTTGATTATGTCATGCTCTTAATGGAGCAGTTTGAAGTTCCAGAAGCATCAGCTCTGGCGAAGAAATACAAAAAGGTTAGTGAACAGCAACAAGCTATGATGCAAATGATGAACCAGCTTCAACAAATGATGGCAATGGGAGGAGGTAGGGGGATGCCAATGCAGATGCCTGGTGGAGTTCCAACCCCAGCGCAGGCTGGCCCAGAGATGGCGACTCCAGGAGCACAAATGAAAGCTGAAGCAGGGAGATCCCTAAGTCCATGATTGAACAAGAGAAATTAAAACGGAGCGATCTGGCGATAAACTTTCTCAATTCAGAGCTTTGGAAGGATTATTTGGGGCCCTGGGTTGAAAGGGAGAGGGGAAGATTAATGCAGGATTATATTAGCCTTCCCCTTGAGGAAAAGTTTCACACTAAAATGGAAGATATAAAAGCTCGATATACGGCTTGTAGTATTATTGAACAACAACTTAGAAATTGGGCAAGAGAAAAAGAAATCATTGAGAAAGACAAGGAATTTGAGAAGGCTCGTCAAAAAATGAGCGGGCCAAAAAGGAGTAAATAATGGAAGAAAGAACTGATGAACTCAATACCTCAATGGAAGACTCCGCTGCTGCGGAAAACCTTACCGAAGAGACTGAGGAAACAGAAGATAAGATTTCTACCGAAGGCACTCCCGAAAAAGAGGAACACGCTGAGGGTAGAGAAGAAGAGCCTAGTATAGATTGGGAAAAGCGTTACAAGGATTTACAATCTGAGACCACACAACTTCAGCAACGTGTAGCTGAGATTGATAAATCAAAAACCGTTGCTGAAAAAATGCAGGAAATGAAAAGGTTTGAGGAAGAAAGCAAGAAACAGCTTGATGTTGGGTCTTATATTGAAAAGTATAAAGATAAACCATCTGAAGGGCTTAATGCTTGGATGGATGCAAGAGAGCAGTACAATATGCGTAATGTCTACAATATGGTAAGACCCCTAACAGTACAAACACAACTTACACAATGGAGATTAGCTAAAATCTTACAGGAAATAGCACCTGAAGTCGTAGAAAAACACCTAGAAAAAGAAAAGGCAATAAAGAAAGTGTTAGAGGAAGTACCCGCTCTTTATAATTATGCTGATTATTTAGACCAAGCTGAAAAAATGGCTCTTGCCAAAATGAGTGGCAAAGACCTCAAACAAATGGAGCAGAAATTGGAGAAGGATATAAGGAAATCTATCGATCAACAAAGTGGTAAATCTATTCCTGCAACTAAAGCTCCCCCCAAAGAAAAACTGTCTAGGGAAGAACAATATAGACGGCAAATTTGGGAAAAGGGGCAATTACGAACTAAATTATAATATAACGAGGTGAATTTAAATGGCTACTAATACAGCACAAAAACTTGTTAGTGAAATAACGACTGACCGTGTAATTATTGATATGGCTGATGACATTGAGCGCCTAGATCCGGACGCTGCCCCATTAATTTTACTTCTTCGTAAACTTAATTCGGCTCCTTGCACTCAGGAAAAAATCGAATGGGAGGAATCAGAATTAGAAGATAGGCTTGATACTATTGCTACTACCCAGGACTCTACTACTACACTCGGGGTAACCGATAGCACGGTATGGCATCAATGGGATATAGGAATTATTCCTCTTACTGGATATAAATTCGTAGTGTCCAGTGCGGCTGCGGCATCACTACCAACCGTTCAGCTTGATGCTGGAACGGCTACTACTGCAACTGCTGGTCAGAATATATTTAAGATCGGTAATGCGGTGGATGAAGGCGGAGATGCGATTGCTCCATATGAGGGTACTGTTTCTACGGTAACTAATATGGTGCAGATTTTTGAGCAATCCTGGCAGGTATCCGAGACCTTAGAGGCTACTGGTTGATATGGAGGTAATGAGAGAGCGAGACTTACAGCTGAAAAGAGAATTGAGCACGAGAGGGATATCGAAGGCAGTCTATTCTGGGGTGAGAGAGCAGATTCTGTATCTGGTATTAATGGAGCTATAGCGGGTCCTAACTTCTTGGGTGGAGCTGAATACTATATCAATCTTAGTGGTTCCAACGCTACAGCTACTAATGTAGCGGGCAGCATTACGGAATCTACTTGGATAGGTTTCTTGGCTGATCTTTATAAGTATCAATCCGATAAACCTAGATACGTATTTTCTTCTGTTTGGCTCATGAGAGCACTTTCTTCTTGGGCTGGTGGAAAACTCCAGATGCTTTCTAAGGATAAAACTTATGGTATCGCTATTAGTGAGTACGTCCATCCCTTTGGAGCAAATTGTTATCTTATTAATAACAGAAGAACTCTCAGTTATGGAGAAGCTACTACCAACGTAGGTTATGAAGGGTATAACTTTGCACTGTGTCTTGATGCTTTAAAGTTGAGACCACTGCAGGGCAAGAATACGAAACTCCACATGAATATACATAATCCTGGAGCCAGAAGGGTAATGGATAAAATTACCACTTATCTTTCTCTTGAGATGAGACTTCCTGAGCTTCATGGTTGCCTCTATGGTATCACCGGCGTGGCTTAATCCATGGGGGTTCTAGAGTTTTACTTCAAGTGATACTTAAACTTTATGGGGGGTAACATAAGTTATCCCCCAGGAGATATGAATGTGTAACAAAGGTCATGAATGGTCAGATGAGTTCAAGAAAAAAGTGAGTACTGGTGTAAGGCGTGCTTACGAAGAAGGCAGACTCAAACCATACGCTCATTGGACTGGCAAAAAAATGTCAATAGAAACAAAACAAAAAATGAGTGAATCTGCTAAAAATTCTCAAAACTCTGGTCGTTTTCAAAAGGGTTCTAAGGTAAATTTGGGTAGAGTTCGGGAAGATATGAGAGGTTCAAACCATTGGAATTGGAAGGGTGGAATAACTAAAGAAGCAACCAAAAGAGTTAATGACCCCATCTGGCGAGCGCTTATCAAAATCATATACGAAAGGGATAATTGGACTTGCCAAGTTTGTGGTAAACATTGCAGACAGGATATTCAATGTCATCACATTATCCCTGTCAATGAAGATGGGACTGATGACCCAAGTAATCTAATTACATTATGCCGAGCACACCACTTGAAGATAGAGCGTTCGGAGCATCAAAAATTCTGGAGATGTTGGCTTCTTAGTCATATATCAATATCTCTAAATTAAAGGAGTTAAAATGGCGATTTTCTATTCAACGAGGAGAAGGTTAGGGCTGGTCATAGACCCAGGAGGGTCTATGTCGGTTGAGGTAAACCCAGGGGTATTTAAGAACAAGCAAATAGAAGAGATAAAAGCTTGGTTTGATGAACACGAATTGGATACAGAAAAATTCTTCAAGATGTACGAAAGAGAACTTACTAAAAGAGGTTGGACTGTTGAGAAAATCAACGAAAGAGTAAGAGAAACTGCACAATTTGGACTCGATTATCACGAGGTAAAACCTCCTACGATTGAAGAGAGAAAGAAAGCTGCTGATATTCTTATGTCGCAGGCTCAGTCTCTACTTAAACAGGCAAAAGAGCTAAGACCTCATGAGGATATTCCTACATTTTCAGAAGAAGTTGAAAAAGCTATTGAAACTCCAATAGAAAAAACTAAAGAAGTTAAACAAAAGGTAAATCGGATAGAATTTAAATGCAAAAAGTGTGGCTACGTTGCTAAAAATGCAGCAGGATTGAGTATACATCTTTCTAAGACACACTTAGAAGATTTAGGACAAACAAAAACTATATTGTAGTATACGGGGCTTTTTGGGAAAGCTCAAATATAGAATAAGGAGAAAAAAATGGGAATGCAAGCGACAACCACGAGATTGACCTATGCTCGTAATCAGTACATCAAGCAAGGTAGGTCTCATATCTTCGATAGGGTTGGGGATATGATTTATTATGCAACGCTTGGTGGGCGACTGGAAGAGTTTTTCATTGATGGTGCCTATGGAGCTGATACCAATGATGCTAAAACCATCGCTGGTGCTAGAAAGACACTTACATCAGCGTTAGGACTGGTAACTGATAACAAGCAGGATTACGTATTCTTGCGGAATTACGGAAACCAGAGCGGTGAGGATTATCCAATAGCTGGCGATACCTGGAAGAAGAGAGCACATATAGTTGGACTGGAGCCTTACGGTGGGAGATATGAGTTGATTGACTCTGCTTCTACTTCAAAGAGTGCGGTGGATTTTACTACTAACGATGCCGCGGGAACCAGTTTTGAACATATTGCCTTTGCTTCATCTGGCTCGTCAACCGTTCCTGCTGTGGATTTCAGTGCTACTTGCTGGTATATAACCTTTAGGAATTGTGCTTTTGGCTGGTCTGGTGAAACTGCTCGGTATGGAATTTATTCTGCCTCAGCAGTGGATACCCCTCATTTAGTAATAGATGGTTGCACATTTTGGGGGGACAGTATTAACGTAGCTGCTATTGAGCTGTTAGGAAGCTCAACTAGGGCTCAAATCAAAAACTGCAAATTCATCGGGATACTAACTGGAGATTATGCTATTACAGATACTGGCGGGACTGGATTGATGAATGTTTTGATAGAAAATAACACATTCAGCATACACACTGAATCCGCTGCGGGACAGGCAATTTACCTTACTGGAGCTGGTCATTGCTCAGTTAATGGGAATGTGGCGTATCAGGGTAATTCGACCATGACTTACAATCCGTATCGAGATACGGGAACCAACGATTGGGGATTGAACTACGCAGGCGGCGTGGCAGTTTCCCCAGCGATAATATAGGGGGTGAGATAAATGTTAGGATTTCAAAGTCAAAAAGGATACTTAGATTCACTAGTTAGCGCATCAGGTCAATACGGAGTTCAGTATTGGGTAAGTCCTTCGGGAAGTGCTAGTAATGATGGGCTTAGTCCGGAAAGACCTAAGTTGACTATGGCAACAGCGGTTACGGCTAGTGATACTGATATTACTAGTAATGCCTACCATCGGAACACAATATATTTAATGGGTGGAACCTTTGCTGAAGCTCTTACTGTATGGCCAGGACAATGTGATGTAGTTGGTCTGGGACGTAGAACAGCTTGGAAAGTTTTGATGAATGGAGTGCAAACCATAGCGGCTGCTAAAAACTCTAGTCAATGGTGGGGAGTAGGTTTTCACCAGACAACTGCTGCTCCTAATGTTACACTTCATACTGGTTCTCACGGATGGGGATTCCATGATTGTGAGTTTATCTGTGGAGGGGGTTCAGTTACTTATGGACTTCACGTAACTAATACCTCTTCTGCGGTTCTTGAGGATTGTATGTTCGTAGGTAATCCTCCATTTCCAACTGCGGTTTATATTGCGGGGCCATTATTTAATGGTTGTATTATACGTAGAAATTACATTTCCGCAGAAACTTGCGGTATCTATCTCCATAGTAATGTAACTTCGGATTATCAAACGGTAATACATGACAATATTATTGGTAGGATGGATCCGAATGCAGGAGCGACCCAGCTTACAAAAGGAATAGACTTCAACACTGATAGTGCCAATAACTTCCTAATTGTTCACAACTTTATTAGTGCTGCGGATGGGATTGAACCTCATGCTTCGGCTGGAGATAAGGGAGAGTTTATGTGTATTGATAATTATGTGAATGAAAGCACGACTGCTCTTAGAGAGGATAGCTTAGTGTAATTAGGAAGGGCAGTATTGCGTAAGGAGAATAATTATGGATAAGTTTTTTGAGGAAAAGGAAGTAAAGAAAGGAAAATCTCTTCCTAAGGCAGCCTCTAGTGCGGAGGCTTACGGAATAGACCCAGACAGTGAAGGCAAACTGGATGAATAGGCAAGAAGAGCTTATGCGAGCAAAGGTAAGAAAATTTGTCGGTGCTCAAAATAGACTCAAGGCTTGCAAGCAAATAGTTCACTCTAGGGGTGCAGCTATCATGGATAGACATGGAGCACGTGAGGAAGTTGATGCTATAGAGGATGAGATTGGTAATCTTAGGGAAGAATTAAGAAATTTATAAAACTTAGGGGGGCTTAATAGCCCCCCGGGAGTTTATCATGGAATTAGTACAAATAACTATTCCTGCGGTAGCAGAAGTTATTAGATATGCTGGTATTGGTGAATTTACTGTTGGTAGTAAGGAAAAGCTGAAAATTAAGGCTCATTCGGAAGATATATTAAATGCAACTGTTCCCGACGATAAAATGTGGACAGTAAGAATTGAACTGCATATAGACGAAACGGATGAGGAATAATGAAAGGCGATTATCTTAGCGAAGTAGATGACCAGCATTTTGAACGCGTAAAAGCTATGCAGGATAAAATGGTTGACCTCTTAGTTAAAAGGCGTGTATATAGGCAATTTGCCAAGAGCAAAATAGTAAGTCATGAAAATAGATATGGTTCGGTATTTTCACGTGATAGGACAGAGCATGAAATAGACGAATTGAGAAAAGAAATGAGGCAACAATAATGAGAAAAGAATGTTATTGGGATGAACATGGGGAACAAGTAGAAAGAATTATAGATGATCCTAAAGATAGACATAAGAGTCGTAACCAGAGTGGGGATAAAGTAGCGAAAGAGAAAGAAGAAAAGGGTGAGTAATATCGTTGTCCCTGGCTCTTTAAAAAGAAAGGTGAAAGTGCTTGTTGGTATTCCTATGTATGATTCCATGAAGGCAAAGAGCCTTGCTTGCTATACTGATTTTCTTGTCAGGGAAGCACATTCACCCCGTATTTCCTGTCATGCCATGTATCATGGTGGAACTTATTTGGATGTGAATAGAGAAGAAATAGCTCAAACTGCTATTAATGAGAACTACGATTATTTATTTTTCGTTGATAGCGATATGATATTTAAATCAGATGTTTTAGAGCGGCTCTACGATAGGAATAAAGGAATTATCGGAGCTATCTATTCCATAAGAGGCGGTAAGGAACACGGCCCCTGCATTTACAATTATAGCAAGAAGCAGGATACCTATGTTATATTCAAACATTGGCCTCTTAATGATGGTGTAATTAAAGTTGATGGAATAGGAACAGGACTTCTTCTAATTAAAATAAGTGAATTAAAGAAAATTCCTGCTCCCAGGTTTGCCTATCTTGAATGCGAAACTCCCGACTCCGGAGGAAACAGAAGACGGTTGGGAGAAGATTTGAGCTTTTGCCATAGGTGTATGGATAATAATATAAAAATCTATGCTGATACTACGATTTGGACTGGGCATCTTGGGGAACATGTGTTTACCTACAGGGATTTTCAAATGAGTCAGATTATTAAGAAAAATCCAGAATTTAAGAATTTAGGAGTATTAACCGTTGGGTAATGGCATAGGCGATCAATATCGGAAGAAATCCACAATACTTGGTGATCAAGATATACTTGCCTGGCAGCAAGAACAGAAGGATTTGCGCATAATGAGAGAGCGTAGAGAAAAGACTTATCTTATCAACAAGATACCCAAAAGAATTAAATCTATGCCTTTTAGCGGGGCAGAGAAAGAGCAGATATTAAGGGGTATGTCTTTATTGGAGATATATAAGAGACGATTAAGGAGGCAATAATGGCAACAACTCAATTACAAGGTTATAAGAAAATAACTACTACGGGAACGGCTGTAGCACTAATTGCCAGCACTAAGGAATATAACTGGCTTTTTATAAAAGCACCTGAGCATAACAACTTTCCCATTTGTATTGGTAGTAGCACAGTTACAGCCAACAATTCTGCTACCGATGGATTTGAACTTTCACCAGGGGATTCATGTCCCTATGTTGGCAGTTGTGACTTAGCGGAAACCTACATAAATGGTCACGCAGGCGACGGTCTCAAATGGTGGGGAGTCTATACTGGCTAAGGAGTTAGATTATGGCAACAGTGATAGTTCAAGAATATCAGAAAATTACAACCACTGGCACTGCCGTTGCATTAGCGACTGCCAATGACGTAGACTGGGTAGCAATAAAAGCACCCAGGGGGAATGAATTTGTTGTCCACATTGGTTCAAGTACAGTAACCGCAACGGGAGCAACTACGGATGGGTATCCGTTAGTTCCGGGTGATAGCGTAAGATTTGGTGGATGTGACTTAGCGGATATTTATATTAATGGTCACGCTGGGGATGGCGTATATTACGTTGCATCGAGTGGTTATGTGTTGCCAGCTACTTAAAGGAGCAAAGAAATGTGCGCAATGACGCTAGCAGAGCAGACTACGAGACTTAGGGGTATTATTTGTGAACCCTCTGAAGACCGTTTTCCAGATGAGGATTCTGCAACCCTTGGAATAGGTTTATACACTCTCCTATCTGATGGTATGAGGGTTTTTTGTGCGGAGACGGGTTGGACTAAATCTACTGGGTCATTCACTGTAACAGGGAGTGACACGGTTAGCGATTCCACTCGTATATATTCTTTAATTGATGAAGAGATTACTGATTGTCTGGCGATAGATAAGGACGATGTTACTTATGATGGTGTCAGGATTTTTCCTATTACCAAAAAAGAACTTCATGTTTTGGATATTAATTACAATGCTAATAATTCCAGTGATACCAAATGGATAGAGGTAGCTGGAACACCTGAATATTTTTACATGGAAAAAGAAGATGTAATCGGTCTTTACCCTGCTCCTGATGCGGCTAACAATGCTAAGACTTTACATCTTTCGTACTACGAAGATCCAGGAGCGGTAACTACTTCTACAAATGAGAGTCCAATCCTTTGGGATTTGAGTTGGGGTTCAATCTATTGGGCTGCTGCAAAGATATTTGAAAACGATGGCAATCCTAACGGGGCAGACCGATATGAGATGAAGTTTGAGAGGTTAGTGCAAAAGGCTATGAGAAGAAAGAATAAACATTTAAGACAGAGTCCTTCGGTGGTAAAGACGCATCGTCAATATATGGTTCATCCTGATTATTGGACGGAAAGCGTAGATATAAATTTGGGTAGTAGAAAAAGCTAAAGGATTAGGAGGAATAATAATGGCTAATAATTTTTTTGGTGCGACTTCCCTTACGGGAGGAGGCACGGGGGCTTTAGATGCGATTGATGGCACTGACTTAGCTGATTTAGATGCAGCTTTTGTGGTGACGCTTTCCTATATCTATTTTTATTCTTTAGATGTGGATTCAGCTGCAGCCGAAAGCTCTCCTGATGTTATATCTCCCGATACCAATGCTGGCAATAAACGGTGGATATTAACGGGGATAAATCAGGTTACGGCAACCGAAATTCAGCAACTTGAGAATATCGGAAGTACTACAATCTCGGCTGCTCAGTGGGGTTATTTAGGAGCACTCAACCAGGGATTGACAACGACCAGCGATGTTCAATTTGGCTCTATTCTGGCGGATAAGGCTACTCATTCGTTTAAAGTAACTGAGGTAACTAACCTTGCGGATGAAGCCTCTGTGGCTCTAGAAGATTATATTCCCACTAGTCATGGAATCCTCTTTCTTATAGACTGGTCTGGTTCTGTAGCAGCAGCGGGAGCAGTTTTTATCAGGAGTGGGGCAAATAATGTAGTTGAATGTTTCGATCCCCTGACCAAAATCGACGTGGCTGACACGGATGGACAGTTATGTGTAATTGCTGATGGCGATACAACCTATACACTCAAAAACAGATTGGGACATACGAGCACGGTATTACTTATGTCATTTGGTGACTAAAGTGAAAGAATTTATCTCTAGAGAGAAGAAGGGGAAGTTATGGTTGAAAAGGAAGTAATCTCAAAAGAAGAAGTCATAAAGATGAGAGATGAACTAAAGAAGGAGTCAAAAGAGGAGATTGGGAAGTTGACGCAAGAAGAGCAATTAAAGAAAGATATAGCAGCATATAATTCAAAAATTGTTGAGCTAAACAATCAAATACAGCGATTAGCTGGAGCTAAGACTTATGCAGAAGAATGGCTAAAAAAGCTAGAGAAAAAAGATGGCAGAGACGTTTAACCCATTAAAACTAGGTACAGCTTATTGTCCTGATAAAAACGCTACCACAGCAATCAATAGAAACTTTAATGCTGTAAAAAGGATACTGGATAGTATTACTTCAGGAGAAGGCATACCTGGGACAAGAATAGCCGATGATGCCATAGATGCTTCCAAAACAGACCTAGTGGGAATTGATGGGACTAGCGGAAAAATTGTTCTTTCTCAAATAGAGTCAGGAGATTTAGATGATATAGATGACGGCACAATCTATGCCAAAGTGCTGACTACGGATATTACCGCTGGACATATTCTCTTGAGTGAGTGTACGGGAAATTTAGATAACATAACCAATGGGAGCAGTTATGGAAAAGTTTTACTAACCGATATAACATCTGGACATATTTTACTCTCTACTTGCTCTGGTGATTTAGACGATATAACCGATGGTTCTACCTATGGGAAGGTAGCTCTAACAGGCATAACCGCTGGAAAGATTATTGTAGCAGGATTAGCTGATGCTGTAGTTGCCCGCATATTCACCGATTCTACCATCAAGACTAATATCGAAGCCTGGAGACATATTTCTGATTCAATCTGGCTGGATGGAAACAATATAGTGTGGCTGGATGGAAACAATATAGTGTGGCTAGATACTCCTTCTATTGATCTTACGCTCATTGACGGTGGAGATATTTACACTGGCACTATCACAGCAAGTCATATAGCAGCCGGTGCTATAACCGCAGTGAAGATTAATGTTTCTGATTTAGTGAATATAGCCAATCTTCTAACTGTAGATTCAGGTAAAATAGTTATTGGAAAAGATGCACTAGGAACGGGACTTGGTGGAATAGTTATCAATGATGGGACTAGGGACAGAGCAAAAATGGGGGAAACCGCTTCGGGTGTTTATCGCGTAGAGGTATTTGATGCTTCTGGTGTGGAGATTGTAGATGGCCAAAATAAGATGCTCCGCTGGCACGCAAGTGGGGAGATAGATTGTGATGATAATGGTAATGTGTACTATGAGCATGGGTTTGATTACTTTCCTATGTATATGTATCACGGTATAGCAGACGCATATTATGGAGTAAATTGGGATGCTGGCGATAGAGAATTTGTGGTAGCTAAACTTAGGGGTGGAGACAATGATGACCTTGAATTTAATAATGGTGCAGGGCAAGACCTTTATATTATGTATACCGTTTATAAAGAAGGTGCTTCCTCTATTTGTTTCTATCCTAGGAAGTCCAGAGCTGGTAGGCAGAGTATAAAAGTGCAAGGAAATTCAACTGTTTTTATCTACGAAAAGAGCACGGGAATGATAAAGCAGACAGTAATATCCGGTGGTGGAGAAATAGATTTCTTTACTGATAAACTTGGAGTAGATAGAGATTATTATGTGCATAAAGGTAATGAGATACGAGGTATAGGTTATTTGCAATTAGTATTTAATTCAAATAAACCAGTTGGTTTTAAGAGAAAGCCCATAGTGCAATTTAAGGTGACTGGTTCTAAAAATAATAGGAAACTAAAAGTTGAGGGTGAGGTGACTAGCAAAGTCAAATTACAGCTTACAGATACAAAAACCCGAAAAAACATTGGCATATTTGCGGAAGATAAAATAGAAAAATTAAGAGATGTCCCTATCCCTAAACCGCATCCAGGGAAATTTAGAATATCAACACCTATAACAAATGACTATATCTCAGAGCCCGTAGAAACGGAGATGGAATAATGGCGCCATACTTAGAGTATTATCAAAATCGCTTTGCAGGACTAAATACTAACTCTGAAAAATCTCTTCAAATTATTGAAGCAACAGTTTGCTCTAATGCTAAAATAGACAATGATGGCTCTTTGATGTCCAGGTTGGGTTATGCTGAAAGGAATGGGACAGCCGTAACTGGGACTCCTAATATGATAAGCATTTATCGTTGGGAAGGTGAATCAAAGTTTATCGCTAGTGGAGGAACTAATCTTTACGTAGGAGCAGAGACTTCTCCCTATAATTTTACTTCGATTAAAAGCGGTTTAACTTCTGGGGGAAAGTGGAGTTTCGCTCCTTATCAAGATCAGCTTTATATGTGTGATGGCAATAACAATCTCAAGTATGACGGGACTAACGTGGTTACCTGGGGGATTGAAACCCCCGATGTTGACTCAACCACAGCAACGGCTACTGGCTCAGGCTCATTCGGGGGAGATTTTGATTATAAAATATCTTATGTGGTGAATAACTCCCAAGAAGGAAACGCGTCTGCCTTGTTTACCGTAGATGATACGGGAACAACCTTTGCTTCAATTAACTTGGCTAATATTCCCACAGGAGAAGCAGATACGGTTTCACGGAAAATATACCGAACTAAAACTGGAGATTCGGTATTTTATCTCTTAGCTACTATAAGCAACAATACAACCACAACCTACACCGACACTACCGCAGATGCAAGTCTTGGAACAGCAACTGCTCCATCGGATAAAGGAGCACCGGGAGTTTGTAAATTCTGTATAGAGCATAATAATTTTATTTTTGCGGTTAATGCAGGGACTCCTACAAGATTGATTTTCTCTACTCAAACCGATGCTGATATATTCCCTGCTGCTAATTACTGGGATTTCCCCAGAGATATAACGGGAATTTGCTCGTTTGCGGGAACGCTTTGGGTATTTACTCAGAATTACATTTATCCCATTTATGGTAATGATACAACTGATTTTCAAAGAGATATGACTCCTCAGTTTTTTCCGGGAACGGTATCTCACCGAAGCATTGTAGTAACCGAATTGGGAATTTTCTATTTAGCTAAGGATGGAGTATATAATTTTAATGGCTCTGCTATCCAGTTAGTATCAGCCAGGATAGCTGGTGATGAAAATAATGAGATAGAAGACATTCTGGATACTTACAAGGCTAATAGTTGTGCGGGTTACTTTGAGGGGAAGTATTATCTTTCAGTTACCACTTCTGGCACTACGAATAATGAAACCTATATCTTTGATACGATAGCCAATCGGGAAGTCCCCGATGTCCCGACGGGCCATTGGAGCATTTATACCTATGGATTTAATGATTTTAACGTCTGGGAAGATGGCACATTTTTCGGAGCTGGAAACTCTGGCTATATTTACCAACTGGAAAGCGGTAATGATGATGGGACTACGGATGCGGCTATCACGATGTCCTACGCCACAAAACCGCTAGAGTTACCTGACCCTGATGGTGTTACGGGAGGGGTATTCAGAATAAGAGAAGTTATTGTCTGGGCTTCTTTAGCTACTGATACTTTGACCGTAAAGTTAGATGTTCAAAACGAAACGCAAACCCAGACCTATACCAAGAGCATAACTACCGATATTGGCACTACAGTTAAACCAATTAGATTTAGTGTGCCTACTTTTTTAACAGGCAGAACAGTAAAAAATACTTTTGGTTCGGTATCGGATGAGCAATGCAAAATAGAAGCATACTTGATACGATACATTCCATTAGTGGGGAGGCGATAA